TCCCTTAAATTAAGTGAGTCTAACGATCCTGGAATGGTTGCTGCATCGCTCATGGCTATCGGATCACGGATCTATAAAACTATACTGACCCCTGAAGACTATAATAATATAATGGAAAAGATTTTAGAAACTGATGTTCAACCTTTTAAAAAAGAAACACTTCAATGAATAGAATTTTTATAATAATATTTTCTTTTCTAGGACTTATGACCTTATTATCCCTATATGTGTTGGTGGTAATATTATGAGCCAAGAAAAACCTAAATGGGATGGCACATCCAGAGTTTCAAACGACAACTATCGAAAGAGATGGAATGAAATTTTTAACAAAAAAGGAGGTGTTGTAAATACTGATGAAAGTTTTAAAAGTAAAGACTATTCTACTTTTGCAACAGATCCAAACAATGAGGAGTACGAATGAAAAATAAATATTTTATAAAATATTTTTCAAAGTCGGATGGTAAGAAGATTAAAAGACCGTACGATCCAAACGCAGAAATGCAACATGAGTTTATTGCAGGTTCCGGTAATCTTTGTAAAAGATATTGGGACACGAAGAAGGATGGACTACGCACTGCCAACGCACCATGGACCATTTCGGTTAGGAAATGAGAAGCAATAAATCTATTAGAGAAGGTAAAAAAGAAATCATAATAGATTTACGAAATAAAGGATATAGTTATAAACAAATTAGAAATGAAACAGGAATTAGCAATGGATCTATCTCCTATCACGCTGGGGAAGGGCAAAAGGAAAAAACAATTGAAAGAAGTGAAAGACAGAGGAAGGGATTTAAAAGAAAAGTTTGGAATTTTATATGGGGAGAAAGAAGAAAAACCCCTAAAAAACCTTTTGTTTATGGAACAACAGAAATTAGAAAAAAGGGACGAGAATTTTTCTACGGTGATAAACGAAGAAAAGCTGGTCAAAATATGAAAATAAAAAAACCAAAAATCTGGATATATTTCGGAAAATTGTTTCCTGGAATTACATCTAAAGAGAAAGAAGTCCAAGCTGTCAATCAATGGACTGGAGAATTAGATTATTACGATAATGGTAAACCCATTATGTTTCCATTTCTGAGAGGTAAATTAACTAGTGAAATTGTAAATATCGAAGGAAATAATATTCACGTAGATCATGTAGATGGTGATAAAACCAATAATACTATTGAAAATTTTACGTTGGTTAAAGATTGGGCTAATCAATTGAAATCTGATGCGCCTAGTTATAAAATTCTATTTGAAAGAATAGAAAAAGTACGAAATACTTTGTTAAAACATAGAGACGTTTGGGACGGATGAGAAAAAAATTTTTAGAATTTATATACCATTGGTCGAGTAAGCTTAATGTCTGGTCGTGGAATAAGTTATATGGAAGTAGGGAGAAAGGTCATGGTTATCGTAAATGATGTCAGATGAAGATATAAAGGAATTCTATGATTTAGATAAATTAAAAGGAATGAAAAAAAGTAGTAAATACAAGTATATACAAGGAAAACAGATCACGAATCACGAAACAGGGACCAGGGTTTATGACATAGTTGGTTATAGACTTCCTAGTGTAACTACAGTATTAGGAGCTACAAAAAATCAACAATTTTTAAAAGATTGGAAAGCTAAAGTTGGAACAGAGGAAGCAGAACGAATCAAAAATCTATCTAGTAGGCGGGGAACTTCCATGCACAAATTCCTGGAATCTCATATACAGGGAGTTGGCTACGATGATCTTACGCCAATCGGATGCGAGGCGAAGCCCATGGCCCAAAAAATTATTGAAGTGGGTCTTACACCGGTTGAAGAATACTATGGTTCAGAGGTCATGCTACATTACCCTGGGTTGTATGCTGGGAGTACTGATCTCGTATGTATGCACAATGGTCTTGAGACTATTGTAGACTTTAAACAAAGCAATAGGCCAAAGAAAGAAGAGTGGATTTATGATTACTATATGCAAATCGCTGCATATGCCATGGCTCACGATGAAGTTTATGGCTCTAAGATTAGACAGGGAGTCATTATGATATGTACTCCTGACCTATATTACCAAGAATTTAAGTTTCAGGACGCTATGTTAAAGCTCTGGAAGCACAGATTTCTAAAAAGACTGGACCAGTATCATGAATTAGAAAGAGATGAGAAGGAACGGGCAAATATAGACCCAAATAAGCTTTTAGAAGAGTTTGAGAGAGACAAGTGATAACAGATTTTACAGTTAGGGACAGAGAATATCTAACGAGGATTGGTGAGTTCTCGACCCAAGTCAGCAGGATGTCTCTGCGTCCCTCGATCGCTTCATGCGATCAGTTTTCATCCGTCCTGCTGACGTCACCAATTAGCATTAGTTCCAGTGCTAATCGGTTGAAATATGGCTAAAATAAGGCAGAAATATGACAAAAGAAAGACAGACATCTCTATATAGTAATCTCACAGGAATAAATGACTTTATTTTTTTTTTTTCAAGTCAAAATAATCTGTCATACTGTCAGAGAGACAAAAAAGATAGGAAAATCAATATGAATTTAAGCAAAATAGTGACATATTGTGTGACATTTCATTTTTTAGAATCTGTCAATATGTCATTCTCTAGGGGGGTAAGCAAACTATTGTGCATTTTAAAAACCTATCTATGCTCCCACATCCCTATATATAAGATTTACAATGGAGCGATTTATAGATATATTCAATCGGAGACACAACCCTAGATACTATTATGCCAAGAAGAAAACCCAAAAAAAGAAGACCGAGAGTAAAGAGAAGAATAATAACCGCTACTCAACCAGACAATATTCCTTACGCAAAGGTAAGAGTGGAATGGATTGATATCTTAAGTGATAGTGGTTGGGCTGATGATAGGGCGTTTAATAAGATGAAGTTAGCTTCTCCTATTAATGAAGGTTGGCTGTATAATAAAGATAGATTTGCTATTAAGCTTTTTGCTTCTTATGATCGGGATGATGATGGGTCTTTGAATTTTGGGGATCGGACGATGATTCCTCTGGCTTGTGTGAAGAAGATGGTGAAGATTTAGGTGCTTCAATCGCTTCGCCCTCAACCTGTTTTGCATTTAATAGAGGCTCGTAGTCGTCTAAAATTTGTTTCATCTTTGCTTCTAGTTGTTCTTCTGTTAGGTCCTCTAGTTTACCTGTTTTTATTATTTTGCGTTCTATGTATAGTCCTGCTGCCTTACCGCGATTGGTTTCAGCGTTTACTGCAGAGGAAAATGAACCTTTCTTTAACGCCAGGTTCTTAATTCTATCTAATTCAGCTACATGGCCGTCATAAGTGACAGCATGCTTTTTAAGTCTTTCTTCTCTCAATTGTCCTATGTATCTTACTACCAATGGAGATAATCTAGGATTCATTAGCTCTGATCCCTCTTGTCGTGCTCTCTTGTGACTGTAGCCAGCTAGTTTAGCGGCTTCCCCCTGTGATACAGGCCCATCAGCTCCACCGAATATGATAAATTCAGCAAATCTTTTTTGCATTTCTGTAAGTCTTTTTGGAACTCCCATATTGACATTTTAAGGTAACTATTATATAATGTCAACAATGAAAGATGATCCAGAAAATGGAGAAAGAGCCTTGGATGCTAGTTTTGAGGATGAACTTACGTCACGACGTACAGTTACTATACCTCTTAGAGAGTATGATGAATTAAAATCTGATAATAATTTTATTAAAAGTAAAACTTTAATTGATATTATAGACAATATTGAAAGATTGGTTAGAGCATTAAGAAAACATATTATAAGAAAATGACAGACGATAGAGGGGAATCAGATTTAACGTTGCAGATTGAAAAGTTACAGGCACGTATTAAACAATTGGAAGAGACGTTGTCTAGTGCTCAAGACAGTAATAATGCTCATCAAAAATATAATGGAAAACTTCAAACAAGACTTACAGAAGTTGAGGAAGATAATAAAAAATTATTTGGTCAGATAAGTGATTATATTAAGAACGAGGGACATATGATTAGGAAAGCAGGATTGCAGTGAGAGTAAAAGATTTACAGGAATTTTTATCTAAGTTTACTGAAGCGAATGCGACAGGCACGCGTCAGGGTAATGCAATTTCTAATGCTGTTCTCATGGTAGAGAAAGATGGTTATTTGGAAGAGATAAAACGAATGGAAGTTCATGAGCATTCTACTCCTCTTATAGGTCATAGTGGTACTGCTCATCGATTGGTATTAAAAACTCAAAGTAAAAAGAATCTTGTCATTCCACCAAAACTTAAAAATACTTATTAAAATGCTAACACCTAGACAATTAAAATTACTTAAATTTATAAAAGAATACAAAGAAAATAATGAAATAATGCCTACATTTAATGATATGAAAAAATATATGCAAGTTAAATCGCGGAGTTCAGTTCATCAAATGTTGGGTTATTTGGAATTTAAGGGATATATAAGAAGGTACCCCGCGATGGCTAGGGCAATAGAAACTTTAAAGTAATGATCGAGGTTGTTACCTCGATAAAGACATGGGTCCAGAGGCAAAATTATATCAAAAACTTCGTAAAAATTCTAAGGGGATTTCGTGGATTAGGATTGAAAACTATAGCTCTCTTGGTACTCCTGATTTGTTGGGTTATAATACTTCTGGCCACTTTTTCACAGTAGAGTTAAAAGTTACAAAGGGGAAAAAACTCAAATTTTCTCCGCATCAAATTGCCTTCCACGTGAAACATCCACACAACACATTTATCATAGCCGAGGCCCTCGGTCCTCGAGCATCAAAAACTTTTCCAATATCCATGTACCGTGGTTCACGGATCAGGGAACTGGTGGCTTGTGGCTTGGAGCTTGAAGCTTGTAGCTTGGGGCTTGAAGCTTGTCGCTTGGAGCTTCTGTCAATATGACATATTGACGCACCACTACATCTTGTGTCAATGTGACATAACGTCGCAGCTTGGAGCTTGGAGCTTGGAGCTTGGAGCTTGGAGCTTGGAGCTTGAGGCTTTTGTCAATAGGACATATTGACGCGCGGCAATTTGCCGCACGTCTTGGAG